GCCATTGTTTATCAGCACTACCTAAATCAAATCTTATATCATCTGTTGGAATTAAACTGTTTTGCACTTGTAAGTCTGTACCTGTTGCCAGTGACCCTATCTTTGTAAACTTAAATGTTCCTGTTGATGAAAGCTCCGATGAAACTATGCTAGTAGTAGTAGTTCCGGAGTTAGTAAAAAACATAAACTTGGCAGTGGGGAAAGTCCCTGTGTTTTCAACTCGAACGTGTATTCTTGCGGGAGCCATGAATTGTGTTGGAGTTCGAGTTGAAAACACAAGCTCTGCAATATTATCATTTTCTAACAAAGGTGTTGGTGCAGTTGCTGTTCCTCTAGTTCTAACCCATCTAAAATCTAATGCATCTGGTTGATCAAAGTGTTGTGAAAATGACCAACCTGCGGCACCTGGTATAAAAAGTTCTCTAGACCAAGCAACACTTGTACCAGTATTAGAGGTAGCACCACCAATAAAAATTACCTGACTATCGAAATTGTAAGACATTGCTAAACTAGGAGAAATTTCTGTATTATTAGTTGTTCCGTAGAGTGCAAATCTTCCAAATTGACCAGGATTTACTCTTCCTTGTCTAATACCATCTATACTAATTCCGGTTGTTGGATCTACAGATACTTGGTAATTGTCAAAGTACATGGATGTAGATGCTACATGTATCGTTCCACTGTTTAGGTATAGATTGCCTTGTCCAGTTAGTTCTAACTTTTTAACCCAGGTAGTTTCCTGTCCGGTGGTAGGGACTGTATAGGTTTCAAATGAATTGTCAGCAACACCGATACCGAATAATGTCTGTGAATCACCCGGTCCCGTATCCCCTAGAAATAAAACTTGATTTATGTTTGCATCTTCATTTACTAAAACTGTTGATTGCTCGTATGCCGAGGCGAATCCGTATGCTCGATATTCACCTCCGGTAAATGGAGTTGATTCTAAGTGACGTATTCTACTATAATTGTCACTATCATAACCTCCAACAACAATAGCTTGACGAATGGTAAGTGTGTTAACATAGACGGTATTCCATCTACGTAGGTCAGATCCTAAGTTAAATTGGTTACTAGCATTGGGTAATACATTACCGGAAGTTACTAAGTTTCCAAAGCTATTTAGACTAGTAACAAAAGATCCGTTAACCAGAGACGACGTGGTTGAAAATCCGCCCCCGGTACCGGCAGGGCCAGTTGGGCCAGTCTCACCTTGTGGCCCAGCAGGGCCGGTAGGACCGGCAGCTACAGTAAATTGAACAATATTTAATGCATCATTATATACAGCAGTCATGCCACTATGACTACTATGAACTAATAGCGTAGCACCAGCGTCTGCTACTGCTTCTGTAAAATCAGTACCAGTTGTTCCTAGCAGTGTGGCAATTTCTGTAAAATTTTGATTTACTTTGATAAATGCAGATCGTATGCTGTCACCGTCGCCTGAGTTTGCATTAGAACCTGTATTGATAACTTGAATGGTCATTTTTATAATCCTGCTAGTTTTCTAATTGACTCTAACTGATCCGGTTTCTCTAGAATCTTGTCATAATCTTGCATAGTGAGTACACCCTTGTTCTTAATAGCCAAAATGTTAGTGATAACAAAGTGCAGGTCTGCATCCGATTTTACGTCCTCGCGGGCTAGTTCTAAAATTCGAGTAAGTAATGGAATATCCAATGTTACTGTATCAACAGCATCTGCGGACTCCTTTACTGTAATATTTGGTTTGGCAGGGTTTACAATGCCGGAATGTATAAAAGTTGAGTGACTCATATGACTATTTAGTTGCTCTTTATGGTAAATGACTGTATAATAAATACTGGGTCACAATAACCTTTGAAAGTAGTAAATGAGTTCGACATTATTGTTAAATGCAGACGGAGCACCAATTTCCTGGCTACCGTTGAGCACAATTTCCTGGGAAGAAGCTATTAAATTCATGGTTCTTGAAAAAGCCACCGTGTTAGACTTCTACGACAATTGGGTCGTGCATAGTGCAAACTGGGAAACACAGGTTCCTGCCGTTATGATTCTGCGCGAGTACGAAAAGCGCAAGACTGCAATTCGTTATTCCAAGCATAACGTATTTCTTCGTGACGGATATACATGTCAGTATTGCGGGGATGATGTTAGCCGTAAAACAGCTACATTAGACCATGTGCTGCCGGTTAGTCACGGGGGTAAAACTACCTTTGAAAACACTGTCTGCGCCTGCGCTACCTGTAACGCTAACAAAGGCAACGACAAGAAAATTGTGCCCAAGCATAAGCCCGTTAAGCCTACTTACTACCAGTTGGTAGATAAGCGTAGACAGCAAAAGTGGGACATCCCTCACCCATCTTGGGCTAACTATCTGGGATAAAAAAAGCACCCTTCGGTGCTTTTTTTATGACCCAAATTTTATTAAAAATAGTAGGTATTTCTTTTCGTTTATTACAACATAATCACCTGTGATCTTACCGTCTATCGTTTCTACCTGTAGCCCGTAATTTTGTCTAAGGTAGTAGAAGAAGGCACTTGAGTTCATATTAAACTCTGCTGCCCCTTGGTCAGTTAGTTTAAGATACTCCTGCCTTGCTTGGTACAACATTTTCCAATATTGGTCACGTTTACGCCGCTGTTCCTGTAGAGACAGAGCATCTTCTGACTCTGTGTCGTAATAAAAGCCGTCGTCCACAGAAATAGGCACTTTCATTTTGTACGATAGACTATACGACATTTAGTTAGATCGTATGGGCTCATTTCTACACGAACTTTATCACCTGCTAGGATTTGAATTCTATTTTGACGCATCTTGCCTGAGATGTGCCCTAGGACGGTAGTGTCCTGTTCTGCTAATTTTACCCGGAACATTGCGTTGGGTAGTACTTCCTCGACCTTGCCATCTAGGCTGATCATATCTTCTTTGGCCACGTTAAACCTGTTCTCCTTTTAATCCGCTTATAACCATTTCTTTTGCTTTCTGTCTTAGTTCTGCTTCTTCAGCTTCGAACATTTTATATACCATAAGATTAGTATAGTCGGCAAGTGCGTTCTTGCCATCCTCAGTCCAGTGACTGTAATTTGCACCCACTGAACTGTGATAGTAGTATTTACGATTTCTCATGAGCTCTTGTATGCCTCCATACATGAGCTCTTTAATGGAGGCCTTGTCCATATTATAGCTTTTCGCCTTTTGCAAAACCACGGAATCGAAGCGCCCTTGGGAACCGTAGGCTGTATACGTCTTCGCTATCTTGGCTCCGAGTGATCGCATCTGCCCGTACTTCCAATACTTGACCAATGACTGAATCGTTAATTTCGGCTCTCTGATCATCCGTCCAGCCCGAACCGACATTAACACGGATGAACTTACCGTCTTCTTCACCTTCGCAGATAGCCGCGCCCATTTTGCCTTCATTTTTTCCTGTTCCTGGCTCAATGCCCACAATTGTTAAACTTACCTCGATAAATGGCTTTTGTTTGAGCCATGCTACATGACGCTTGCAGACATAAGGTGCATCGATGTCTTTAATCATAATGCCTTCAAATCCTGCTTCAATGGCATCTTTGTTGTATTGTTTGAATTGCATTTCTCCGACTGCTGTGTCCAAGTCAACTTCAATCTGCGGAATGATATCGATATTGCCCACTTTGTCCAACACTGCCTGCATACTGCGTAGAAGATTACTACGTCTGCGCTGACCCATAATGCTCTTGCCTTTGCGGAATTCGCTAAGTGGAAGGATGTCAAAAGCCATTAGTCGTGCATCGCTGGCATCAGCATCACTCTTACGATGTACCTGCTTCATTAGCGCCTGGAAACTAGAACTAACCACTTCTCCATCAATAACAATACTGCGATCAAACAGTTCAATATTGTCTTCAATGCCTTTAGTGATGTGTCCAAAGTTTTCAAGGATCTTACCATTGCGGCTGTAGACAGTTGCACTCTTAGCTTCTGCATCAATAATCAACACAGCACGAACACCGTCTAGTTTGGGTTCGAGCAGTTTCTTACCTGTGACTTTGCTTTCGTGATTAGCACCATCGTGTGCTAACATGCACTCAAACAATGGCACAGCATCTTTCTTAATCTTGTTGATAGTTTTTTCACTTACACCGCAACGAAGATCCTTGATAAGGATACGACGGTACCAATCGTTCCATTGCTTCTGTGTGCTGGCGCTCAGTGCTAGCTCAATTGCATCTCGAGCGGCATCACCTGTAAGTTGACGAGTACGTAGCAGTTCGCACAGTTCTTTGAATGCAACCCAAGGAAGGCCTTGTCCACTAGCACCTGTGCTGGTAGGTACTTTCTTTACACCAAAGGTGATAAATGGACTAAGTGCTAGTTGGAAGCCTTCGAACAACTCTACGTTGTCCTTTTCTGCTTCAATAATGGCTTCTTTGTTCAGTCGGCTGGAATGTTCTTCCAGACTGCGGATAACTGCATCGCAAGGAGTTGTCATGTGTGTTTCGTTAGTGTGTTACTATAAGACAATTATATAGTCTTTTGGTAAGTAGGTCAAGTAGTTTTTTACCATTTATACGGAAAAACTGCTGCCGCATCCACATGTACTTTGGGCATTTGGATTTTTAATCGAAAAGCTAGATCCAGATAGATCTTCTTTGTAGTCGATTTCGCCACCTTGTAAGTATTGCATACTCATTGCATCTACTACCACTTTAAATTCTCCAATTGGAAATTCAAAATCATCTTCGTTCTGCTCTTCGTCGAATGTAAAACCATAACTAAATCCACTACAGCCGCCGCCCTGAACAAATGTTCGAAGAAACGCCCTAGGATTATTCTCATCTATGAGAAGATCCTTAATTTTATTCATAGCGTTTTCGGTTATGTTGATCATAGTAATATTTACACAAATAAATACCAAGAGGGAAGTTTATGGAACAATATATGGATGACTACGACAACTACAAGAGATTTACTGCATTTAAATGCAAATGCCGTTGCCCTGCACATTGCGGGCATAGTTGTCAAGATTGTGAAGATTGTCCAGATTGTGAGTGCAAAGAATGCTTAGAAGGTCAAGGTAAATGATATCTTTGACTGAACGTGCTGCTCAAAAAATACAGCAGACGATGAGTAAGAGAGGGCGGGGAGAAGGTATTCGAATAGGTGTTAAAACCACAGGATGCTCGGGACTTGCTTATGTGCTAGAATATGTTGATCAAGTCATGCCCGATGATCAATGTATAAACTGTCTAGATTGCAAGATATTTGTAGATCCAAAAAGTTGTCCTTATGTGCAGGGTATGACTATTGACTATGTGCGTAATGGACTAAACGAGGGATTTGAGTTTAAGAATCCCAATGAACGTGACCGCTGTGGCTGCGGTGAAAGTTTTAGAATATGAAATACTGGTCTAGAGATGATACTAAAGAATGGATCAATCAATTGGAGCACCGAATTGATGATATTGATTATTACCTCGGAAGAACACTAACTTGGTGCGATGAATACGGAGTAGACAACGAAAGAATCGTATTCATGTGCAGTTTTCTAACCTGCATTTGGGTTAGTCAAGTTCGCGGAGAACAGATAACCTTTACAGAACTAATGGAGATGTTAGGGGTATCAGAATGGGAAACAAGCAACGGAAGTGAAGAAAAGATTTATGAGCTCGATGAGTGCTATGCTGATTTAGATCACGATGAGCTACTGGAAATGGCTGTTTCAAAACTCAGCCACGATGACAACTTTTAATTACTTGCCGTCGTAGTCTTTAACAGGGCCGCCGTGTATTTCACTCTTAGACTTTTTGCCTTTGAGTCTTACACCGCTGCCCTTTTTGCCCTGTGTACCCGTACCGTCAGTGTGATCACTGTCATGCTTTAGCATACCTCGACTAACACATTGAGCATACCTTACATTGCTTAGTCTAGAGCGTCCGATAGAGCATTGACTAGCAGTAGGAGCGGCCAGTTTCTTTTCTAATAATTCCTGTATTCGCATTTTATTTAGAATATATAAATGCTTTACCGTTTGGTAACAAGTATGTGGTATAATTTCCTATGCCGCGCTTACCCATCTGCCCTTGTGTAATTTTAATCATTTTTGCGCCACGGGGTGTTGGGCCATCTTTAGATACTTCAACACCTTCGTATTCTTTGCCATCAAAATGTACAATTATACCAGTTTCTGTTCGCTCGACTTTATCTGCTTTGTCTACATCTTGGTTGGGCATTACACCCCCTGGTTTAGCTACTCCCTGTTTAAAGTCGGGATTAGCAGCCATTTGCTGTGCCGCACTCGGAGTGGTACTGCCATCAGCATTGGGTGTAACCCTAGCCTGAGCAGAGCCCATAGCACCTAGGGCACCTAACGCAAGGGCGCCCGTAGCTAACCCTTTACGCCAGTTAATTTCGTCCAATTCTTCTTCGGTTAAAATTTCATGTATTCTCATAACACTATTTATTTAAATAGTATCAAACTCATAATTACTGTCTGAGCCGCAAAACCCAAACAGATTGTAGCAATGTACAGAAAGTTACGTTCAATTAAAGACTTAAAAAACAGTGTGATCAATGCACTCCAAACAAATACCATTAGATCCACGGGCGGTAGTTTATCGCTCTGTGCCATTAGCACCGATACTAACGTAGGAATGCTGGAAAGATGCAATAGGATGATTGTGAGCCAGCCCAATGTATGGGCACTCACATGCCCAAGATGGTCCTTTGCAAATTTAACAAGAAATAATACTGCGTCTCTAATTTGATCAATGATAAACATACTAGTCCTTACTTATAAAAAATGTGATTGCCAATTTTAGTGATACGTTCTCTCTTCCAGCCCGGATTAATATAATCGCCGTGAAAATACATAGCCTCTGTTAGGCTAGGAAGACGAAATCCTTCTAGAAGAACTTTCTTAGCGACTTCTTCGCTTTCTTTAAAAGAGGCCTTGTTAAGAGCCCTAGTTGTAACGGTCCTATCACAGACCCAACTAAATTGGCACAGTACTTTTTCGTAGACAATGTTCTTTTGATATATTGTCTTGCAGATATCGCTCGGATATAGTCCGCTTTCAGTTCTGTTTATCGTAACTTGTGCAACTGCAACCTTGCCTTCAAACGGCTGATTGCCAGCTTCGTAATAGATGTTCTTGGCTAGGCAGGCTAACTGCCTTTCACGAACTTCTGTTGTAATTTGGGAACTATCTGTTACTTGATAATTAGATTGCTTATTAGCAATAGCCCATTGTAATAGAGATACAGATCCGTACACAGATACAATCATCAACAATACTGTGATAATCTTCAACAAAGTTGAAGAAACTTGTACCTTTGTGTCTTGTTCCCTATCTAGCGTTAACTCAGTCATAAAGACCTCCTTTTTCGTTAGTGGTAAAATAATTATACAACAATGACTATTATAGAGTCAAAGTTGGCGAAAAGCAACCGGTTTTGGTAAAATCTAGGATTACTTGATGCCAATTAGCATGAATCTTGAGAACTTCCAAGTAGGATACTCGAATTCTTTTTGGCCGCGGTACAGTAGGTTACTAACTGGATAAATCCCGATGAACTCGTCTAAACTACTGCTGTGTATGTGGTGGTCTTCGTGCGGCATATTGTTGCCTTGAAGTGCTACAGAGGTTCCTTTTGGGATACTGTTCCACCAATCCAAACTTTCGAAATGTTCGGTACTTGTATTTATCACCAAATCTGGGCCGTGCCAGTCCAGATCGAGCAGATTACAGTCCTGAGTTTTGGCCTTAAACTTCCAGTTATCTATAACCCAATTCTCGTTAATCATATCAGCTACAGCTTCACACTGGGGATCAATATCGTAACTGCGTATTTTACCTATACGAATGTTACCTCTACTCTGTAATAGAAATGCTGAGATACCGTACCATCCTCCATAGATCCACACGGAGTCTATGGAATCAAACAATTTCTCTAGTTCTTCGCACAGCCAGATTTTGCTACCGATTTGACCGCTACTAAATGCGTCATGACAAACGGGAATAGTTTTCATTTATATATTTTTAGTAGATTTGTAGGCGTTATAAAACTCTGTCAATTCTGGAAATGTTTCTAAAAAATTTGTACCTCTTCTTCGATCGTGCTCGTCTACAAAAATTACAAAGTCTCGTCTGTTAACTGCAACATCTCTATCAGGAGTTGAAATACTTTCTTCTATTATTGATTTTATTCGTCTTAATTTATGAATTTCATGATCATTAAAACCAAAGCGGCTAACAGACATATGACTTTTTTCCATAAACTGTATTTGCAAATCGATAAAAGGTACAAACTCTTTGGTAAGTATTTTTACCGACTGATGGGTAGGAGTAGTAAGATAAGGAATATCGATATGCACTGTTGATTCTTTAGATCGACTGCTAGACAATAGACCGGCAACTTTTTTTATCTTTAGCATATCATTTAAAAAGTTACCAAATGTACTGACACTTAACGCATTATACGTTGCCATAACCGTAACTTTTCCGCCAGGAACATTAGCAAGGTACTTTTGAAAATTTGATATCCATTTTTTATAGTCCATTCCAAATCTAATATACTCTGCAGAGCTCCCGTATGCTTCACAACTAGTGTACAGGATAACATCTTTCACCTTATTGTTTAATGTTATAAATTTAATTTTTTCAATAAAATTATCATAGAGTGTATCCGGTACACATAAGTTGGTGTTAATGCTCAACACTAAATTTGGGTTAGGATTTTCTATAATAAAATCTAAAACCTTGATTGTGTTTTTATCTAAGAGAGGTTCCCCTCCAGTAATCCTGAAAGTGTGCAAATCTTTATATATTACAGGAAACCATTTCCAAAATGCTTCTATATATGGGTTATGTTCCCTTACTGGAATAGGAATTTTTTTTGCTCTGTGATCAATTGCTAATGTGTTGAACTGTGTTGATGTGGGATAGGGGCCGTATCTTTCGATCTCTTCAGTCCACTGACTGCTAACACTTGGCATACAGTAACTGCATTTAAAGTTACACACATTAGAAAAACTAATTTCCAAATATTTAGGATTAAAATTTTGTTCTGCACCTGCGGTTAATACTTCATTGAAATATGGTTCAGACCAACTCTCATTACTTTTTAATACTCTATCGCTAAAAAGTTCAGTGTTTTTTAAGTCTTCTATTTTCCAACAGTATCGACATTCAGCTGGACGTTTCCCTGACAACATCTCTTTGCGTATTTCCTTTTTATAGGGAGTATTATGCAGTACGCTAGGATCCTGATTAACTTCTGCTATAGGTATAAGGTGTGTATTTGGATGATGGCAACTATGTGTATGCCCTACTCCTAAATGAATTGTAGTCTGTGTCCATTTAGCCAAACAAAATCCTGGACCGATTTTGTCTAATTTGTCTTTTATGGTAATTAAGTTGTTTTTAGTGTGTTTATCCATAGATATTCTTAGGACATAGTGCTATTGAAATATTCAAGAAGCCACTCTCTATTGTTAATTAATTTTAACTTATCAATTGACATCCGATGTGTCTTTCCAAATTGGTATCCTTCAATTGCTCCAGCAATTGCATAATTCCCATATGGTGCTTCAGACCCAACTGAAGTCCAAGTTTTGAGTCGAGAAATAGTTTCTTGGGAATCGTTATTTGGAATGATCCCAGCTGATAGTTTAACGCACTCTCTAAAGGCGCTACGCCATGTACTAAACGGATCAGTATTGAATATAGTTTTATTGCTAACTTTAGGAATGACTTTTAATTTGCCCAGGCCTGTAGTCATATCAACCTGATACGTTTTTGCATTTAGCAGCACATGTTTAGGGAACAATTTAACTCCGCCGTACCCGTATTCTAACCCGTTAACAGGATTCTGACTATGCCATACAAATGTACAATTCCGGTCAAACAGTGAGGGTTGAAAATCAAAAGACCAATCCTCAGAGAGATATGCATCTCCGTCAACTACATAAAACATGTCAGTTGTTACAATATCTGCTGCTGCTCTGTGTGCCTGTAAGATTCCAGTTACTCCGTCTACCCTTTTTGCCCTTGGTGCTTTTTTTAAGACTCTTTGCCAGTGTTCTTCTGCATTTGGTTCGCCGTATGAAATGAAAACAACATCTAATCCTAGATCCAATTTTAAATTTAAGTAACCTTGCAGCCTGTCCCAGCCGTCGGTAAACATTTTTGCTACCCATTCATCACCATGATACCATACTATACATGATTCAGTATTTGGTACATGAGATATATATTTTAATAAAGACGGATCGACTCCAGAATTTAAAATAACAAACTTTTTATACCTTCTATGTCCAAGAAAATAAAGCGACATGTCATATGCAACATGATCGCCTGCCCATTTTATTGATTCTATTTGGTTCTTTGGTATACGTGGAAGATTATAAAGATAATGCATAATACTAATTATCTTAGTATAGCACCTCTGTAGATATTTTAAAAGCCAACTGGCAACGGAACTATTGACGTTAATACGGTTCCAGAATTATTGAATCCAGCAAATCTTTGTGTAACTGTTCCGTCCTGTATAGGAGCAGCATCTAATTGGTAATACCTACTAGGCTCGTCAACTGCTGAATAGTAATGGAATGCCCTGGAAAGATTCTTCAGTGTTTTGTTAACGTTTCCGTCATCACTTAGAGATCTTAACTGATTCAACGCTATACTAACATTGCCATATCCGTCGCTGTCTACAATAAACATAGAGCCTGCACTAGTTTCTAAACCAAAATATTGTTCATAATCAGTTACAGTCTCTGGATAAGTACCGTTTGACAGGCGTTCTGGTTTGACTCGATATAGGTAGACTCCTTCAATATCTTGCTCACCGCTAAAGTATCTAATAGGAGTACCATTAGGAATTTCAAACTTATATACTGAGCTCCACGCAAAATAATTATAGTCTGATGATGTTCCCAAAATGCCCAGTGAGTTAGTTGAAGTGAATGCTGCGCCACCTTGAGAATAGATAGGAATACCATCGGCCCCCATACCTACCCCTATAGTCAAATATCTCACATCGTCAATCTTGTCATAACTCATACCAATAACACTGTTATCAGGTGCAGCTGGACTAATCCAAGATCCTAGAGACACAAATCTAGAATAGTCAATGTTTAGAACTACTTCGGCATTAACTGATCTAACCGAAGTATCAAGACCGTAGGTAGAAGTTACTGTTAGAGTTGATCGATAAGTACCGTTTTGGTTGTTAACATTCACTGATTTAAATTGAAGAGTTATTTCCTGTTTACCAGTTAGCTCGTTAGTTTCGATCTTACTAACTGACCAGGCAGGCACAGATGAAGTGATAGTTGTGATTAATGGAACAATCACATCAGACGGTTCTGCATTTACAATAGGAGTAACTTCAAACACTTGATTGATCTTTTGTCCCAATTCAGTTCCTATTACTGTGGCAAATGATGGGCTAATTGATAGGCTAAAGTTTGGATCTACCAGCTGTCTTGTTATTAATTTATATTGAGGAGCATCTGCATCTGATGCAATAATAAACCAATTAATATGTTCACCTGGTGTATTGCTAGTGTATGCTAACTTAAATGTACCTGTGCTGCCGGGAGGAATAACAGGATAGTTCACAGCACCATCTAAACTAACTACCGGAACAGCCTGATCTTGAGACCACAAGGGTACTCCTAGTGTAACCGCAGAGTCACCTTCGTTTGTAACATAAACTGTTTGATATGTACTAGTTCCGCCGGGATACAGTTCAAATGGTAATAAAGGGTCTACTTTGATAATCTTTGTACCGGTAAAGAAAAAATCAGGATTGATATCTCCGTTAAGAGTAAAAGTAGTTGTCATTATAGGACGAGGTGAATTAAATGCCGCAAACGGAATTAGTCCACTTACACTAGTCTGCGTCGATGCACGTCTAAAACCTACTGCACTTACGATACCTAAATTAACTTGCGTTGTTACTGACATATTACTCCTTGTTGATCAATTTATTATACAAATCAACCGGTCTAACTTTTTTAAAATCATCTGGGAAGAACTTCATGCCTGCTAATTCTAACCCGTATGCACAGAACTCCGAACACATCCAACTAGATCTGTGTTTCCAATAGGGTTTCTTTCTCTTAATAATCTTATCTAATCCAGGTGGTGTTAGTCCATTAAAGTCATATGGTGTGCCTAGTTGTTTATCTGCCCATGTCCTAATGATCTGTTCTTGTTCGGGAGTTATATCTAATTCAATGACATGCATATTAGGTCCAGCATATAGTTTTCTAGTAAGAATGACTCTAGCAGAATAAGGAGTAGGGTATATTGCCTTACCGTCAGAAAATACAAATTCACAATGAGAATATCTCGATTGTGTAAACAACGAGATTAACATAGGAAGTGGTCTAAGACTATGGGTAAA